CCTGTCACCTGTTGTAAATGAGCCTATTGTTCCGCTACCGCTCCAAGCAACCCCGTCTTGAGTCTGTACCGCTAGAAGGCTGTCGCTATAGTTGTTAAAATTCTTTGCGCTGTAATCAACAACACCGATTGCTGGCCACCAAGTACCAGATGTAGTATTGACAAGAACCTCAAAATAATACTTTCCGGTTACCACTGGGTAGGCGTTTATAGCCGCCAAATGCCCGAAGTTTGTAGAGATAAAAAGGCCGGTTGCGGACAATCCAGACTCACTATACTGAATGTGCTTGCCACTATCTTCTACCCACCACGTGGATGCAACAAAGGATGAATAATCGAAGGTGCAGATGGAGACGTCGGGCGATATCAGGTCGGAGTTAATGTCCTCTGTGCGCCCTCGTATTTCAAGTTCTGTTGTCACGCCCGTGAGCCTAAATGTCTGGTCAGCCTCAGACGTGTACGCTCGCGGGTAATCGAGGATTAGCACATCATTGGTTTTGTCCCATACCTCAATGCTCATTGCTTCTGATGCAGGTAATGTCTCCGCAACTCCTAGCGTCCACGGGATCATCCCATTTGCTTCAGCGTACTCATAGTTCCTAGAGCGGAATTGCAAAATAAACCCGTCAGTCTGGGCTGCAGGGTATGGGTCGCCTGAGTTTATACCGAAGTATCCTGGCGCTTGTGGTGCGGCACTTCTATCATCAGAGCTAATTACCTGCGTTGCCGTAGTCTCCTCTCCCAACCCTGTTTCAGCCACAAGTCGGTAGTTTTGGTTTGTGTAACCAGAAAGCAACGGATTATCAATTAGGGCAAGATCCTGTAGCCGGTAAACAGAGTCTGTAGGCAAAATAGATAGCGGTTGTGGACCGTATAACCCTCGGCTACACACTGAGAATGTGGTCTCACCCGATACTAAATTTAAGGATGATGATTCATAGCATATAAATTCATACTCTGATTCTGACCGAACAACAATCAAAACATTCTTAAACAAGTCAATTGCGACATTTCCAATATCACCGTCGGACTCAACTGCCCCAATGACGGATATGGTTGATGTATTGTAAGCAAAAGAAGTAGTCGGTGTAAATGGTCTTGCGAAGTTCTGTGCGGCACCTCTGACCCATGTACCATTGCTTATCTCTATGTACATGGAATTAGATGTAGCTGGATCAGTTGCAAGTACCCCAAACTTAGCAATATCAAAACCATCAATACCTGATCGGTAGAGGTGCCTTGGTACAGGTATTGCTGTGAAGTCTGTGATTACCGCTGCTGCGCCTTCATTATCATCTATCTTTGTGGTCGGTATATCAAATATTGCGCCTCCGGCCACAAACACCTCTTCAATGAAATCAACTGTTATCTGCCTATTGGTAAGGTCATTGCGCTTGTGCTCATTGATCCGCACAGGCAGGGATACAATGCCCTCCAGCTCTGAATTGATTATGAAGGTGTCACCTCGTGACCAATCCCAGGCAATGCGATTGAGAGTTACTCTACCAGACCTCCTCGGTTTTGATGATTTGCGGACTTCCCGCGTCAGTATTCGCGATGCTGTGACAGAATTCCCGGCACCTAGGAAATCTAAGTCCTTGTGAATAGGGTACCCAGTTGATGTACGGGATGCTATGTTTGTCTCAGTGATTTTTTTCTCTTTGTAGTGAGTATCTCCATCTAGGTATGTCACAGATACCTTATTTGGGACTCCAGACATGCTGTTTGCTGCAATACTCAAATTAATTATTTCAGAGTCGGTCACAGTTGGAATACCTGAATAGTCATCTCTCAATAACTTATAAACAACCTCTCCAGTCAGAGGATCGCGGTAGCGAATACCATCAATTAAATCTAGCAACTCTTTTTCAATTTCAAGGGCTGACTCCGTGTACCAAGTTCGGCGGATGCCGACTCCTTCTGTATACAGGGTTGCTGCCATAGCTGAGATGGCATCTGTGTCAATTTGCGCAGGAGAGCTTGTGCCGTAGTCTGTGCCTTTCAATATTTCATAAAGAACATACGCTGGGTTTGCTGCTTCGTTTGTACCAGTTCCGATGGTGTGGTTTGTTGCATGGTTCAAAGGGTTTGGGAAAAAACCATACTCAAATTCTACTGGCCTATAGTTCTCAGAGTTGCCAAAAGAAAATCCACGGGTTTCACCTGGGCCAAACTTAAACAATGCGCGGGATAATGTCGGGTAGCCCGGTTGGTCTCTGCCTGTCAGAGCCTCCCAACCTGGGAATATGTAACCAAGGGAATCTCCACGACAGAAAACAACATCACCACGCATCCCTCCACCTCCAGGCTCCTTGTCTCCCCATAAGTCAGGCTTTGCTATATATATCGTTTCACCGTTGTCAGAGAGCGGATCCCCTTCATTGTCCCAAACCAGCAAATCAGCCGACCAGATGGAGTAAATCAACCCTGGGCCATACGCAATAGCAAATTCTATATTTTGGTAAAAATTAATGCCCTCCTCTTTATTGTTGTATGTGATGTACTTTGTGGCCTCCAACACATTAGGTCCTGACACCAGCGTGCGACCCACAGCCAAAGGTATCTTTCTTGATTGTGAGACTGTTGGGAGCTTTGGGTTTCCAGGCTCAGGCGACTTTATGTTTGTATCAATTTGCAAAGCGGTAAAAAGGGCGAGCACTGCCACAACCCCAATTAAGATTGATATTGGATCCATTACTTATACCTCACTTTTAACACCGGAGCTGTCAAAGGGGTTCACCTTGTCAGCATGAGGAGCGCCCAGATATTTTAATTTGTTATTGAATAATGTAGGGTCGCTACAAGATATGAAAGACCCTTTACACGATGGGATAAGATCAATAGCCGCACCTGCCTCTAGGCTTTGCATACGCCGATCAACCTCTACTGCGAACGTTGTCTGGGCGACAATCCAAGCCCGCTCTTTACCATATGTGCCATCAATCTCTGCAAAGCCCCCAACAAAGTAATCCGTTGCGACACCATCTAAATTAAGCGGCGACACATCCACCAGATTTGTAGCTTGTGTGTATGTCGATATAATCCCAGATAACGAAAACGAAGCAGGGACTAGCCCACAAAGCGAGTCATATTGGCTGTGCTGGCAGTTCAGGGCGTAGCTTTTCTGCAGTGCACCTTGATTTAACGTGTAATCCAACGGGAAAAATGTCATTTTGAATTCCGGGTACTTGGCTACATATTTCATATACGCACCTTGGAATTCAAAGTAGGGTGGCTCCTTACCAATCTCATACGATTTTATTGTGAGTACTATTGTTTGAGTTGGGATAAATTGCCTGAGCCAACTCGCCAACTCAATATCATAGCCAACGGTGACGACACAATTATTCTTGGCATCCTCACCACTGTTGTGAACAGCCGTGTGAGCTATTCCGGCGTGAGGCTCATAATCGAAGCCATCCACATTGTACGTTCTCGCACCGCTGGTGAACCTGAAATACGTTGAGCCAACTATAAACTCATAGAGGTAAACAGGAGTGCTGTCTTCCTCAGACTCATGAACAATCTCAAAGTCAGTCATGTTAAATACCTGTTGTCATAGTTTTTAGTTCAGCAATCTGGTGATTAGTGTATGTTATTGTGAACTTGTCACTGCCGTATCTATTTATGAACATGATTGAGAGTAAGTCCAGCTCTGCGTCTATGAACGAAACACCGAGGGCGTCTATTACCAAAGAATCAACGCCTCCGTCTGAGGTTTTGCTGCTGCAAGTCCCATAATAAACAGCGCCGGTTAGTAGGATTGCTTGAAAGTAAAAAGGAGGCTTCATGCTATTTTCAAAAACCTCCATGGACGTGCCACCAAGATACTCGCTAGCCAAAAACAGGTCATTCTGAAAAGTGGGGAAGAGAAATTTCTTCTGTCTGCCAACGCGTGAGTACAGCCAATCCTTCATCTCTTTGCGAGCAGTATATCCCGACACCATCCAAAGGTGGTCAAATGAATTCCTGACTCGATTTTCAATCGCCTTAAACCTAACGATACCTGTTCCATTGTCTACGTACTTACCTTTGGTTCCCAGCGAGGCGTTCAGCGTTCTCTTTATCACAGAGGAGTTTGTTAAGACTGCAATACTGTCATGCTCAACAGGCGCCACGATGGATCGCTGCATCGCGTCGTAACCTGTGAGCTGCAGCTTGCCTTTATATACATTATTGTTATAGAGCTTGTAACTCGCAGCTCTCACCAGCGTTAGTAACGCCGAAACCACGGTTGCTTTAGTGTAGTTGTTGACAACGCCATCAGAGAACGTAATGGAGTCCGCTGCCACAGATAGAACTTCAAGGAATTCCGATTCACCTCCCTCCTCAGCAACTAAGGCATAGCCACCAGCAACAAACTCAGAGTTTGTTGTATCAACCGGGATGTTACTTGCATCTGCTGTGACAGACCCAATATAGTATTCATCGTACCAAAGAGGTGTTATAGTTGGAACTTCTGGATTTTCTGCCACGGACCTAAACTCATCTAGCTCACGCTCAAGCAAGATAAACTCATATGTATAATCAATGCGTGGCAGCTCGCGCAGGGCTGCTCGGGTTTCAAAAGCTCTTGCTGCCAGAACAGAAGTCTTCCACTCCAGTGATTCTATAAATTTGTCCAGAGGCCGCCACGGAGCAGGGAGGACTCGAACAATGGTTACATCGAACACTTCACCACCTGTCGCATAGTCAAATGTGACTGTGCCTTTGTACGATGCGGGGCCTGCTTTTACAGCGGTGAAGACAACTTGTAGATATGTCGAGGGTGGATGATTGTAAGTATAAGCAGGCTCTACTGACATTGAAGTGCCAGCCCCTGTATCTAGGGTTATGCTTGCAAGGCCGGGAGATTGGTGTCTGTATGTGGATAGTGTCCTGATAGACAAATCAGTACTGTTTAGCACCTTGATAGAGCTAGAGGTTGGATCTAAAAATATACGCTCAAACCAGTCATATCCAGCACTCCCAATGTCAGAAGGCCCAAGGTGATTGTTTGCATACCCCACAGATCGGTTTGTGGCGTGGTCGGTGGGGTTTGCAGCCGGGGTCGCGCTCGTTGTTACTGTTGGGACAATACCTCCAGAAGCGACAAGCCCTAAATTTGAGCTTGAGTTTACAACATCAGATACAACAGGTCTGGACGCTGTGGTTATCGAGCTACTCCATGTGTCTAGGGCAGCCGTAGACCTCTGGGTGAAGTCCGGCATTTCCAAATGAAAAGCTGAACCCGGATGGGCCGCCATTAGGTGGTCACCTTCCTATAAGCTATCCCTTGGTCATAAGAGCACTGTGTTATGCCACTCACATAGTCTTTTCGTGTAATCGGGAATACCACCCAAATGTCGGTATCTATTGCATACTCTTGTCCAGGGTTCAATGCGTGAAGCGACACTGCCCGAACATCAGGGTATGTCCCTAAGAAGTAGAAGTTATCAGGTGCTGTGCTTGTATCCCGCAAAGCGTACTGCAATGGCATTAGAGGGACGAAACCATTGTGCTCAGATACCGCAAGACTGAGAATACCTCCAGAGATTCCGCCCTTCGGGCTGCTGAGGTTAATCAGCTCGTTCCTTGCCACAGCGTCCCCGTCAGCGCCAATTGCTTTATTGTTTGTAGTTAGATCATTGCACATCCCCCATTTTGAAGACGCATTATTTGCGCCGGGTAAGGCTGCCCCGCCCACCTTAGTACCAAAAATGCGGGTGTAAGTCCCTATAGACCCCTCATTCCCTGAATTGTTTAAGTTGGCGGCATTGCCGTTGCCTGCGCTCAGCCAATAGTGACCGTAAGAGTACTCGCCCCCAGTCCATGTTCCGAATTTAATGCTATCACCAAAACCAAAATGGCGGAAATGATCTCCGTCAAGGTCTAAGACAATATGGATGTAAGTGTCGCTCTCGAAAAAATAGTATGAATCTATTGTCGAAGTTGGGATTTCTACAGTCAAGCCTGTAGTCCCGCTACTACTAGGGTGTGACCCCAAAGTGGTGCTTGAGTTTGTAAATCCGCGAGCAGAGCAAAGCTCTATCTGCGATGTTGTGAATTCAAAACAAATATAGTTATTGTTTTTGTGCAGCGCCCCTCTTGCTGTCCCTTTTAGGTCATCCGCTATATCGTCGTCTATAGTCCAGCCGTTAGCCCCTGCAAAGTTGAACAGTAGAGCTAGTAGATTGCCGGGTGTGTCTGTTGTTCCAGTCTCGTAAGACATTTACTACTCCTGTTTTACGGCGTAGCCGCACCATGGGTCTGTCCGGTGAACATTGTTAAAAACGGTATACACATCCGCCGTGACCCCGTCAGTCACTGTATCCTCTCCCTCCAGTTCACCGGGGGATAGGGCAGACCAATAAACATTGTGCATTTCCCCGAAAATTTGGGTCGTTGGAGCTGAGGAGTAGACTATATTAGGGAACAAAGGGACTGCAGGAGAACCCACGTCATTCTCAGTCCTGAGCAGCAACCCGACAGGTGTACCTCCTTGTGCGCCGTTCGCAAAAAGAGAATACAAGGTACTCCCTTGGTACGCGCTATGCCCTGCATTGTTACTGCT